GTCAAATTTGTTTTCATGGCATCATCGAAAACATAAGCACCACCTAGGTCTACGTTGATAGTCGGCGCTACACTAATGTTTAACGATGGTTTTTGCAGTGCGTTTTGAGCAACGTTGCTTATCTGTTGCGATACGTTTGCAAACCTTTCCGACAAAGTAGCCAATGCTTGGTCAAAAGTAGTTGCTTGCGGGCGAATATCAGATGTTTGTCCGTTGGTCATGTCATAATGCTGTGCTAAAGATTCTTGAGCTTGTACGAAAGATTGAGCCGCGTTAGATGCGGAGGAACCAAGCTCATCAATGTTTGAAGTTGTGTTCGATGAAGAATCACCTAAAGAAGAAATTGCGTCTTTGGTGTTGCCTGTTTTTTCAACTACATCATCGTATTGCTCTTTGACGGTTTTGAAAGTATCCATCATATCACCATAAACGATTTCAAAACCGTTGCGTTTTTCTTCAGAAACACCTTCGGCGGACTGATTGGCGTTTTTACTTTCCTCGATGTATTTAACAATTTCGAGTGCTTGCTGAACGGTTTGAGATGATGCTTCCGTGCTTTGCTTGACGGCTTGCGCCATTTCTTTGTAAGCCAACTCGGACGGATCGGCGTTCATCATTTTATATTCTTCTTTAGTGGGTGGCATGCGCGATCGAGCATAATTACCGCTTTTATCGTCGAGAGTGTTGAGATCAATCTTACGCATTTGAGCGTCAAAGAGTGCTTTTGCCAATCGTGGATTAACATTATCAGCAAGGTTTTTTTCCAGTTCTTGTTTAGCGGCGCGGCGATCGTATTCGCGTGAAGATAAGGTAAGTCGAGCCAACTTATCTTGAACACTTTCCGTCCTACCTTTAATGCGGTCAATTTCGCGTTCAAAAGCCTCAGCTTCGCGCATGGCGGCGTTGGCAACTATTTCAGCAACTTCTTGAGCAGTTTCGGCTTTTTGGAGTTGGGCGTCTTTAAAACGTTCGATATCATGAATTTGTTGTTCCAAAGCACTGTGAGTTAGCGCATATTCGATACTGTCAGTACTGTCCCTTAACTCATTCGCCTTTTGTAAAGCCTCTTCGATAACTTGCGCTTTTTTTTCTTGAGCCCATTCCTCTGCGCGTGCTTCATCAATACCTTTATCGATCCATGCTTGCTTTTCTTTTTCAATGGCGTCAAACGCCTTTTGAAGAGAACTTTGCCGCAAAGAGTTCATTTCGTTAAAGAACTCTGCTTCAAGTGCTTCAACTGCGGCAACCTTTTGTTTTTCTGCAAGTTCGAGTGCTTCGGCTTCTTCCATGCCAGCCGATATCCATTCGTCTTTTGCTTTTTCGATGTCGGCGATTTTATTTTCAAGTTCTGTTCGCTCACCTTGAGCAATTTCTTCGCGTATTTCTGCAAGTTTGTCGGCGCGTTCACGCTCAATTACTTCTGATTTAGCGGCATATAGCTTCTCAATCGCGACCCGTTCTTCTTTAGAGACATGTAGCTTATCATTTAATTCATGGTTGTACCATAATTTGAGTTCACCTAACGATTGAAGATAATCACTATCCCAATTATCAAGCTCATTTTTGAGCTCGGCAAGTTCGTTTTTAAATTCTTTGACACGTATCTGCGCGTATTGACTTAGCGGCTCAGTGGAAGAAAATTTATTCATTGCTCCAGAGGCTTCGTCTATTGCATCTTTTGTTTCATTTATTTCTTTGCGGTATTTGCCCCAAGCCCAACGCTTAGACATGTCAACGTTTTCGGGGTCAATACCGTTTGATTTAAAATGCAGTTCGCGTAATTTCTCAAATAAATCTGTTAAGGAATCACCGAACGATGATAAACCTTTATCACCGTATAATCCTACTTCGGCATATTTGGAAAGAGTACTTAGGGTTTCTTTTAATACTTCATTTCTGGAAAGAGTACTTAGGGTTTCTTTTAATACTTCATTGAAATTTACAACGTATTCCGTACCGGTGTGAAAGACTTCAAATAACTCTTTCATGGCGGCGGTTGCTGCCGGGGCGGCAATATTAATGAGAGCATCTTTAAATTCGCCAATTTGCTCCGTTAAGAGTCTGAGCGCGCGATCCGCTTTATGCATTTCATCGGGGTCGATGCCCGAATCAAAGATTTTTGCCGCATCTTCTTTTGCTTCACCATAGCGTTCAAACAATTGAATAGCGTCACGGACGCCCGACTCACCGCCGACCAGTTGCAGGAATTCAATCTCATTGCCCTCTGCTTTAGCCTTCAAATATGCTTGATAGACTTCCTCGGTGATATCTTTGAAGTCCTTCAATTTACCGGTGGCGTCGGTAATCTTAGCGCCGTATCTTGAGAGTGCCAGAAACTCTGGATCGTCCCATTCACCTTTTACGTATGCGTCGGTTATTCCTCGGATAAATCCTTCAAAATCCCCGATATCGCCGCCTGCCAACTTTATCTGCCGCAACAATTCTTTCGTTCTTTGAAACGGCATATTAAGTTCATATGCTTGTTGCTGTAATTCTTGGAAATGCTCAACGAGCGAAGAAATTGCATCACCGACAACCTGCGTAATACCTATGATGTTCCAACATTGGTCAGCTAATGCTTGAAAACTACCTAAGAATGAAGTTGTGCTTTCACCGGCGTCATCTTGCGCTTCATTCAGACTGCGTAATTGTTCTTCAAGTTGTGCTAAAGCTCTGCGTTCATGCTCATATTGCAATTGAGCGCGCTGAGCTTGATCGCTGTTTTCACCGTGGCGCTCTGCCATGTTGCGTAATTCTGCCGCCGCTAACCTGACGCGATCCTGTTGGTTTTTAATCTGCTTGTTGAGTGCCTCTGTTTTCTTTGCAAGAATTTGTTCGGCATCAACAGCTTCGTCGAGCGCTGACACGTCAACCTGCATTTGCAATTCAATAATACGGTTTGCACGGCTTAACCGCGACATATTATCTCGGATCGTTCTTTCGGCGTCGACAAAACCACTTTCAAGTTCGTCGAGACTTAAGCCTAATCTGATATACAGGTCGGACGTACTTTCATTTGAACTGCGTCGTGCCATATCTACCTCACAAAATATCGTCGATGAATACTTGTTTATTGTCAGCGTCGGCGTTGATCTTTTCGTACACCGCGATTAAATCAGCCAACGTCAATAAATCCATATCGTCAATAACGGCGAATGAGCTGTTAAATGTCTTCATGGCGAACAAATAACAGCTCAAAACACCTTCATATGCCGTTAGCTTTGGACTTCTACGACCTCGACCGTGTTTTTTTTAGCTTGCGGCAGATGCTCCGTCAAAAGCAAAAGGACGGTACCCAATACCTGTGAATACGTCGGAAGAATTTCTGAAACCTCAAGATTGTCAAGAACCTCGTCGACAGTGATGCCAAATGCCTTAGCGATAATTGCGGCGTGCTCATCAACAAAAATGTCAATGGGCAAATCTCTGCGCTCGGAATCGAATTTGATGATTTCACGCCACAACCGCGCTTTCAGCGTCTGCATCTCGATTTCTTTACCGTCAATAGTGATTTTGGGTTTATCCATTCTTAAAACTCTCCTTTATGCTTATTCTACGCTTGCATACCATGATGTTGCAACCGTTGTGTCCGTAGTATCCTGCATGTACCGCCAGGCGCTGTCATTGGCGCGTGATACGAACGTTGCCGTTATCTGCGGAATCTGATATTCAATCGAATCACCGCGCGTGTTGATAGTCTCTTGGCTTTCACTGAATTTGCCCTTGAGCAATTTCATATAACGAATTTCGCCGTTGTGTTTCTCACTCTCAAAAGCGATCGCGACATACGGCGCGGAATCAGAGCCCTTCGATACCATCATGCCGTTGCTGATCGTATGCCCTAATAACTCGGCTAAATCCTCTAACGGCAAGTCGGCAACGTCGATCGTAACGCTGATCTCGCCCAATGCAGACGCGGTCGCAAGCGCGATATCATCACCGTAAAGCGTTGCCTTGTTGACGGTCGGCGAAATATCAATTGAATTGATACCGACAACGCGCTTCATCGTGCCGTAAGTTGCCGCCGTAGTCGACGTTTCTTCTTGCGTCATCTTGGCGTAATAGAAATTTTTCAAACCAATTTGAGCCATTTTTTTAACCTCCGATTACAATCTTAAAATCAGCCGTCAATATTTTTTTCCCTCTGCCGATTATCGGCGTCGTCTGATATCTCGAAAAGCCAACCTCATTCATAATGCGCTTTAAAGCGCCGTAAATGCCCCTATAAGCGCCGTCGACCGTAATTATGTGTATTCTTATGATGACACGGTGCAACGCCTCTAAATCGTCTCCAGCAAGCACAGGGACATCACTGATAGGCGTGTAGACGATGATCGGATTACGCGGATAATCGTCTGAGGGTGCCTGTAAATGAAAAATGGACTTCTCTTTGTCAGGGAGTAAGTCCATTAATTCTGTGTCATTGACCAATGCCGAATAAATTTTTTCTTCGAGCTCTGCAGTTTCCATCGTTAATTACCTTGTGCAACCGCATTTTGGATTGCTTGTCTTATTTGTGCAATGATAGCGTCTTTATTAGCCTCGAAGGCAGGAATGAGAAACGGGTGCCCCCAAGGCGCAAACTCTTCAAACTGACCGTAAGGGATACCTTTTTTCTCGGCGTTAGCTTGAATTTCATACGCCGTACCGTCAGCAACATCGACAACAGTGATAGACTCTTTCAATTTGCCTGTGTCGACGCGGACGCGGTTTTTTGCATCGGCGCATACTTTATCGGCGCCGTTTTTCAAAGCAACTTTAGCGGCTT